TTCTTTATCAAAATAATCATTTAATTTAACCGATGAGTGGTCTTTGTATGTGTCGTCATTATCAAACACAATCTTCTTACCAATACTTCGTAGGTGTCGAGCTAGTTCTATCTTTTCTTTGGTCTCTGGTCGATGAAACACAACAATATCAGATGCTTTGGCTGCGTACGCCTTGTCTTCTGGTGTTTTTACTCCAGGGTGAATACTTGTGGAGTCGCCATCCCACCCATTTGCCACCAAAGGAAGCAAACAGCGGACAATATAACATCCCCAATTACCACTAGATACGAAATATACTCTCATTTGTTGTCTGCGGGCTTTATGATTTGTTTTGTACGCATATCAATCACATTACCGTCTTTATCTAGTAATTCTCTTTCTCTTTTTATGTCAGAGGCAATAATGACTTGTCCTTTGCCTGCTGGTTTAACACTTTCTTTTATTTTTATTTCCATAACATTAGATTATTTCCTAAATTGTGCCTCAGGTATCTCATTTAGGAGTGACCCCGAAGCACAAACAATCACTTACGCAGCTGTCTTGATAAGAACACCTGCTGTTGCACGATTCAATACAGAACCATAAAGAATATCTGCTGTTGTTACAGTTGATAGATATTCAGGGATATAGTTTGACTGAACTCGCACACCCATAGAACCAACCATTGAACCCTTTGAACCTCCACTTCCTAGTGGTGAAGTTGCCCAATGAATAGCGTCTGGTACTGCCAAAGCGTTCGCCACTCCTCCTGATGGAGATGTAAGTGAAACAATTTGGTTAGTAACATAAACTGGTCTTCCATACAAGAATGCTGAAGGCACTTTTGCTGTTGGGTCGTTTACTGGTGAGTTTACTGCAAGTGAAAACTTGTCAATTCCTTGTATCTGCTTCCAGAATACGTTTGGTGTGACAAAGAAGGCTGCTTCCATAACGTCTGCATTTGCTGTTTCAAGATAAGCGAAGGCTGCTCGAATATCTGAGTCACCAAGATTGTTAGTAGAAGAACCTACTGCGTTTGTAAATGTACCGAACAATGTAACGATTGCTGTATCGAGTTTCTTTGCGATAGCGTAACCTGCATTTTTAGCGTATCTCTCCATAACTGAGTATGAATGTTTAGCCTGTGCAGCTTCTCTATCCTCGATTGCAAATGATGACTCAAACCAGTTTGTAACTGTTAGAGTAACCTTTGTATCTGTTGCACTGTTTAGAGTTACAGCGACACCGTTTGTCTTAGCTGCTGCTGCGTACTCTGTTGTTCCTGGTGTGTAGAGAGTATCTCCACCACCTGATAATTCGTCAGACCTATCTGTAAAGAAAGGTGCTGCTACCAGCTTGTTTCGGTAAAACTCGTTTACTCGCTCACCCCAAATTTCTGGGATGTATGAGTCTAAACTTGCGAGTGTGTGCGAAGATGCTGGGAATGTTCCTGTTGCCATTATATTAAATGTTAAATCAATAAATAGCTTCTACACAGGTTACAAATTCTCTTGAAACATTTTTCTATGCTCGTCTCTTGTGAGTCCTGGTGTTTTAAAATCCTTTCGGGCTTTAACTGAACCAGAGCCCCTTGATGAACCTAGACTTGCTTCTTGGTGCTTTTTGTCTTTTTCCAACTTCTCTTTTATTGCAACAAATAAAGGGTCAGCTTGGGCTTTAATGAGAGATGTGCCTCGAACACTTGCTACAGCCTTTAACTCGGTTAAGAGTTCATCGGTCATACCTTGTGCTTGTAAGACAACTTCCTCTACATTCTGTGGAGAAGCCGATGCAGATTTTTTAGCTATTGGGTTTCCCCTAAGTGCTTTCAGTTCTGCTTCTGCTTTCTTTGCACGCTCATACAATTTCTTGTTTGTAGCCTGCACTTGAGCGATGTCCACTTCAGAAGTCTCAGCGACTTCCTCTGTTTCTTCCTCAGGAGTTTCAACAGTCTCCTCCTCTGTCTCGATTATAGGTTCGAGCTCCAATTCGTTTTCTTCCATAATAAGCTTATGTTAGATGATTTAAAGAGTTTACTCTCGTAAGATGTTTTTAGGGAGGTTACATCTTTAAGCCCTCGCATAGTTATCTTGAGTTTACTTCTGGTATATCAGGTTTAGCTCGGTATAGTTCCTCTAGTTTATCAAATGAATTATCAATACACTCTTTTGCTTCTGCTATTCCTATAACATCTTTGTTATCGAATGTTCGTTCAATAGCCATTTGTTTTAGATTATCAATTAAGAAACCTTTAACGACTTCTCGCTGTGTTTCGCTGTTATAGAATTGTCTTAGTATATTATCCATTTAATGCTGGTGAAGGTGGTAATGGTTGCACTGGGCTAGGTACGGGACTTGTAGGGGCTTGAGCTACTTGTTTTGTGGGTGAAGCTCCTTTACCTAATTGTACTGGGGAGATACCTGAGCCTGATAGCTCTACAATCTGATTGAATATCTTTGAAAGTGTTGGGTCTTTTAATACGCCAAACTCTCCTGTCTGTGGATTGAACGAAGCGATAACATCTCGCATAATCTGTGATAGAGATTGAAGTATAACTGATTTGTTTTTCTGTTCACCTGTTGTGATTACTGTTACCTTAGCCTCTATGTCTTTGAAATAATCATCAGGAACTTCTATGAATCTCTTTTTGCCTAGTTTTTTGACGTGCTTCTGATAGCCTGCGATTAAATTCTGTTGGTCTTCTTGTGATGGAAACTCTCCGTTGATTACAGCCTGGACTATATCTTTGTTTGAATTGATGTTTGAGAACGACTCGTCAATCATTTCTAACTCTTGGTCCGAGAACTCTGATACTAAAACGTGTTCTTTTTTAATCTTTTTAATTAAATAAGGAATAACCCATTTATCAAATATCTTTGTAAGGTGAATTCCCCATTCTTCTCGTTTATAGTCAAAAGGTTTTGTTGCTACTTGGTTTAATAGAACGGTCTGTGAGTACGGTGTTCCTGATGGTGGTTGTTCTCCTGTAACAGCGTTAAACGATGACGTTACATTGTCTGCTTGCATACGCCATTTCTCTATTTGATTTTGATACTGTCCTAGAGCTGAAGGTGCGAGATTAAATGAGTTCATATCTGAATTAGCATCTAGTTCGTAGATTTTACCGTGGTCGTGTTCTAAGATGTTATTTCCTATTTTCTTTGAAGTGGTCTTAATACCTACTCTACCAGCGAGTTGCATAGCAATACTCTCGTTGATTACAGCATCATTTGTCCACACCTGAGCTTCCTCAGAGTCTTCGATTACCCCTCTACCTAGTCCATATCCATTATCTTCCCAAGTTAAATATTCGTAATAGTCTTCCATTTCTCCCTTGAGTTCTTCGGTGTAAAGTAAGTATTTCTTTGAGTCTATATCAGCAATAAAGTATTTCTGTAGTGAATACATATATTCTTCTTCTTCGGTTTCTTCTTCATTGTTGGCGTCACGAAATATACAAACTGGGAATTCACCAGTTACTTCGTAAACGTCAATTGAGTTTGGTTTGTCTGTGTCTTTTATCTTCTTATATGCTTTTAGAACATCTCTTACGTTGTCCCACACTTCTTCTTTGGCTTGTATTTCAACAGGCGTTAAGTGATGAGTTTCTATAATCGTTCCTCCGAGAATATTATTCTGGTCAGTGATTACGTTTGTCCATTTTACTACTTCGATTTCTAGTTTGTCTTTACCGTCTTCACGCTCCATACACTTTTTAATGAGATAACCCCCATATTTAGGTCTTGTCTGTCCCATTTGATTTAAAGTAAGAGAAAACTCAGACTCTTTCATCCACTCATAAGCCTCTCTGTTAAGTAGCATTGACTGTACTTGATGTTCTGGATTATCAGATACAATTTGGATATCTTTAATATCTAGGTCTGTGGCTGTTTTAGCTAGGGCAACACGATAGTTTACTATGTTATAGAAAGGGACATCTATTGAGCCTTCACCGATTGATTTACGATTACCAAGATATGCTCCAAGATATTTAGAATCGGAATAATACTCACACATCTTTATTACTTGATATTGGGAACGATAAAGACCCGATACCTTTTCAAGGCTTGATGTTTCGTAATTTGTTTTTAAATAATCTATTTCACTAAAGATTTTGTATTGTGTTGTGTCCATTTTAAGAATTGTCCGCAACTCTTAAATTATATATTCATATTATAACATATTTAACGAGAATTGGAATTCAAGTTTCTTTTTTGTTCAAACCAATTACGAGCCCGTTGCTCTTGTGAAAGATAATCTACTGGTTTATTTGATTCCATAGCATAACGAATAGCATCCATTGAGTGAGAAAATGTGTGTTCGGGTTCATTTAGTATTTTGCCGTTTTTATCTGTCTCCCAGAGGTAGTTTCGGTATTCCCTGATTATATTTACTGAGCGTTTTGTTACGGAGATACGTTGATGTTGGACGTATTGAATACCCTGTAACACTGAACCTTGTCCTTTATTCGCTGGAAGTACGTTCACTCCGTATGATACCAGTTCATCATTACTTTTAGGCTCGGCACTATCAGCAACTACCATAGTTTGTGGCATTTCTTGATTTAAAAGTATGTCTGCTATTTGCTTATTTGAAAGTCCTTTTTGATAGGTTACTTCATCTAAAATGTATCCATTATTGTATCGATAAATATCCACAATAGCTGATGGGTCATTCGTGTAACCATAGTCTAATCCCCTTCTCTCTAGTCTGGCTTCGTGTGGTATCTCATCTATGATAGCCCAATCTTTGTATATCTTTCCTTCTACTTCACCTAATTGACCCAACCCATACACTTGCCACCAACCTTTACGATTCTGTCGTTGTTCAATAGCATCTATAATTTCCTTTGAAAGAGCTTCGTTGTCTTTATAGGTTAGAATTATAAGCTCGGCATCATCTCGTTTACCCAGCACGTCTGTAAGAGCCCAGAACTCATTTGTGGGGTTGAAGTCGATTATTACAAACTCTTTAGTACGCACTTCTAATTGTTCGAAAGCGTCAAAGGCTACGTTGTTTGCTTCGTTTATGAAAAGTCTGTCTCGTCTTGCCCCTCGTAGCTTGTCTCCTGAGTCTGTAGAGAAGAATTCTATCTGGCTTCCTGTCTCAAATGTGTAAATAGAATCGGAAGCTGACCAGTTAGCGTCTTTCCAATAATGGTGAGATTGCATTATGTTCTTGAAGTCTCTAATAGCTCCACGTTTAAGATGTGGAATACTCTCTGATACTATTGAGGTTAAGGTTTTTTGTTTATCTGTTTGAGCATAAGCTATAAGATAAATAAGTATTGAAATAGTCTTAGACGCAGAAGTACCACCTTGTACTATTCTGATACGTTTAGTCAGTTGATTTATCTTCTGATATGCTGTTGTCGCGGAGAACATCTGATATTGGTTTAGGTAATGTTAATTCTACATTAGTATCGGCTGTACTATGAGGATTTCCTTCACTCATTTTCCATATAACTTCGGCAGGAAGTCCTTTTATAAAATCTATTCTATCTTCATCAGACATATTAGCCAAAAACTCTCTTGTAAATTCTTTAAGAGACTTTCCTTTTGGTCTTCCGTTAGGATTACCTGACTGACCTTTCTGCCAAGCATAGGCTTTAAGCCAATCAAAGTTGTTTTTATGCTGATTTACACCTTCTTCCATATATAAATATTATAACATTACTTTGCTATTACTTCAACAGGGATAAGTTTTTCTCCTTTCTTCAATCTTACTTCTTTCTTATCACAACATTGTATTAAATTAAAATAGGAGAGTTTAGGTTTCTTCTT